GTCATTTTAGTAAATAAATAAACTTTCCCCAACTGAACCACCCGACCGTCCGGCCCTGCTCTATACAGATTGTAATATTAAAATATACATAAAGTAATTGCCTAAAATCCTTGACAAAACAATTTTTATCTGTTATCATTATAAATGAAAGGTGTATAAACCTTTCTGTTTATTTGTAAAGGCGGCGGAGAATCAAAACGCATTAGTAAAGGTGGGGTCCACCGGCGAGGAGTCGGCCGCCAAACTGCACCGGGTGGAACCGGGGTGCGACTTCTCCGCCGACCGATTATGAAATATTACAGTTTAAGAAAATGCCTAAGTTACAATCGTTACCTAAATATTTTAATTGGTGGTCGAGGAATAGGCAAAACATATCAGTTAAAAAAGTATGTGATCGAACAGTATCTAAAAAGTAAAAAACAATTTGTATGGCTTCGCCGTTACAAAACAGAAATAAAAGAAGCCACAGATGGGTTTTTTACAAAACACAAAAACAACTATCCAGACCACAAATTTGAGATCAAAGGAAAAAACGCCTATATAGACGGCGAGCAGGCAGGGCGATTTATCGCGCTGACAAACGCCGATATACTGAAAGGCTCCGATGATTTTTCATCAGTCACAACAATAGTATATGATGAATTCATTATTGACAATAAGTCTTCATTCCGTCGCTACTTACCGAATGAATTAAGAGTGTTCACTGATCTGCAAGAAACAATATTCCGAACCCGCCAAGATGGCAAGGTATTTATGTTGGCAAACGCCTTGTCAATGGTAAATCCTTACTGCTTGGCTTTCGGAATAAAATTTCATTATAATTCATTATTCAAAAATGATTTAATATATGCAGAAATGCTATCAACCACAAATGAATTAGCATTCGCAAAAGCCACAACACCTCAAAACAAATTAGCAACAAAATATTTACCCGAGTATAATGAGTACGCCAACAATGAATCATTCTTAAACGATGACTATTCACAAATCGAGCGAAAGCCTAAAGATTCAATTCAACTTTTCAACATAAAAACCAATAATCATATAATATATTTTTTCTTTGCTTCCAGTTCGCAAGCATTATACGCCTGTAAAACAGGCGACCCTAAGACAAATCCATTTACTGTAAACAAAATAGCAGAAAACAGCAGACCGCACGCAGGAGCCGAGATAAAGAAAATAAAGTCCTTTGCAGTGGCGGGGCGATTGTTTTTTGAGAATTTACAGATCAAAAGTGAAGTAGAGAAAATGATATATAATAGCCTATGAAAGGAGTAAAACAAAATGAGTTTATCTGTCGAGCAAATCAAAGAAATTGTTGATCGTGTTGCAAAAGCGGAAGATGTAACCGAGATCGGCCCCGATCTTGCAACAATCACGGATACCTTTGTTGACTACGCAAGCGAGATTGAACGGTTGACCGCCGACAATGCAAAACTTGTCGAGGATAATAACCGCATTCGTGAGATCAACGGCAACTTGATGATGAAAGTGGGCGAGAAATTAGAGGTTGACAAACCCGAGGACACCCCGCCCGCCAACGATGAAAAATCACCCGATGAAGTGATCGAGGAGTTAAAGGAGGAGGAATTTTTTGATGAGTTCTAATAAGAAAATGACCGAAGCCGCAAAAGCGCAGAAAACATTGAATGCCGTTCGTTCTATGATGAGTGAATCCGCGCAGGCCGATGTTCCGGTACTTGCTGAGGGTGACGACATTAGCAAATTCGCAAATCCGATCTTGAATTATAAGGCGCATACGAATGAATTTATTTCTGTCTTGGTAGATAGAATTATGTTTACCGCAGTGGAAGTAAAGCGTTATTCAAACCGCCTTGCCCGCCTGAAGAAAGGTCGGCCTTATCCCTTGGGCACAGATGTCCAGCAGATTTATGAAAACCCTGTGAACCCCATGGGTTACAACGGCGAAAATCTTTCCAGCCTTTTGAAACTGTACAAAGGTGATACAAAGGTAGCCTATTACAGCAGAAACCGGCAAGACGTGTTTCCGCTGTCTATTAACCGTGAGGAATTGATGAGCGCTTTTGTTTCCTACGAAAAATTTAACCGTTTTGTATCCGCAAAAATTAATTCTGTTTTCTCCGGCAATGAAATTCGCGAATTCAACTTGTTCAAGCAGTCCATTGTTGACGCGTATGCAAATAATGTTATTCTTGGCCGTAAATTGGCAATGCCCGCCACGAAAGATGAAGCGGAAGATATGGTTGCAACCATTCGCGAAACTGCAATGAATATGACATTCCCTTCTACCGCTTATAACAACTATATCAATCAGCCCGGCGCAGTAGGCGACCCGGTTGAAACATGGTCGGAAGCTGACCGAATTGTAATTATTATTCGTTCCGATTTGATTAACAAATTAGGTGTAAAGGTTCTTGCAATGGCGTTCAACATGGCAGAAGCTGATTTCCGAAACAATCTTATTGTAGTTGATTCATTCGATTATGACAATTACGATTTGGAGAACAGAAAGCGCATCGGCAAAACGCTGTCCGATATTGGCTTTGTGATTTGTGATGAAGCACTGTTCCAGGTCTATGACAATATCCAAACGGCGGCAGAAGATTTTATCGGCTCTTCCCTGACTTGGCAGTATTTCTTTCATGTTTGGCAAATTTACGGCATTTGCCCCTTTGCCAATGCCATGGTGTTTGAAGTTCCGAAAGCGGATTCCTTACAGGATTTGACAATCACAAATTACAATTCGTCTGACGGTGACAACCTTGTAACAATAAATCATGGAGCAGTTCAAACGATTAATTATGCAACAATTCCAAGTGATTATGCTGTTAAGAACGTGAAATTGATGTTTGAGCAGGTGGTTGAATCCGCCTTAAAGGATAAAATTACCAATGACAATCTTAATGATTATGTTTCTCTGACACATAACGCGATGGATAAAACAATTACATTTACGGCTGGGGCGGCTGTTCCGGTTTCAGGTTCAACTGCAACCGTTGTCTGTAATTTGATTACTGACAATGTTGCAACGTCTATCGTTCTTATTATTGATGTAGCTGAATAAAAGGAGTAAAAACAATGGCAGTAACTCACCCTACAACACGATTGGATTTATTCACAGTTCCATGGGGAAAGCCTGAAGAATGCCATGCCATTGTTGATTTCCCAACGGCGGCGGCGCAAGTCGCCGCCTTTGACGATTTAGCTAAAAAAGGTGTAAGCGCAACAAAATTCAATTATATCAAAAAGGATCAAGCCTTTAGGATTGAAGGAAATTTTGCACGCTTTGAAGCCTTTAACTACTGCCGCTATCAAAACCGCGATTTTGTAAATCGTCAGGGAAATAAAAAATGGTATTATGCTTTCATAGATCGTGTTGAATATATTGCACAAGACATTGCAATGATTTATATTACAACCGATTACTGGCAAACCTACCAATTCAATATCACTTACTATAAATCCTTAATCGCCCGCGCACATGTGAAAAAAAGCGAGGACACCGTTGGCCGATGGCTCCAACCGGAACCGGTGGGAGCACCTGCCGACTATGAAAAGCAAATATCGTTATTCGATGAAACAGAATGGGCGCCACTTTGGACAATGGTGTCCGTTTCAAAGCCCGGCAACCCTTGGGTTTATGGTGGTTATGGCGATGGGTCGTTAATGACCGGTCAGTATAGTTGCTTTATTCATCAAGCGGACGATATACAAAAGTTAATCAATGAATTTGCCGGAGAGGTTGACCGCAGGCAAGATATTTTAACATTTAAGTGTTTACCGCGTTGGGTTTATCAAACATTAAAAAGTGGGGGCTGGTTAAACTCTGTTTCGGCTGGTGGGGTTGATTTTGAATACATTTCAACTAATTATCTTTGCACACAAACGGCGAATGCGGGGTTGAGTGGATCAACGCTTGCATGCGGATATACTCCGCGAAACAAAAAAATGCTAACTTCCATGTGCCGAGTTTATGTTGTTTACAACTATAACGGATTCAGTCAACCGTTACGCCCTGAATTTATTTCGGGGAATTCAATTAAGATGAAGATTGAAATGAAGCCGATTGCAACAAATGTTTTCAAGTTGAAATTTACGAATTATGCAATGCCTGCTGAATCAGTGTTCGATGTGCCATACGGATGTGAAATGCAAATCGGCTACAATGAAAATGGCGGCGTTCAAGGAACACTTAATCGTTTTGGCTCCGTGTTGAATGCGGCGGGGGCTGTGGCTGGTAGTGCCGTAAGCCTTGGGGCAAATATTGCAACCGGTAATGTTGCCGGAGCGGTTACCTCCGGGATGGGTGCAGTTGGTTCTATTTTCAATGCTTCAAGAGATATTGCAAGCGCTTTTAATTCAAAAGTGGCAACAAAAGGTTCGCAAGGTGATTCAACTTCCATTTCAAGCGATAACTGTGTTTTTCGTTTGGTTGATTGCTCACCGTTATATCATGAATGCGGACCGATTGATGATTTTTTGGATTTGTATGGCTATGCAATTAACGAGTGGGGTAAAATATCCAGTTGGAAAGATACCCGGAGCAAATGGAATTACTTACAAACAGTTGATTGTAATATCAAAGTGAACGCACCTGCGCCGGAAGCCGCTTCAATTCGCGCCATGTTTAACACTGGAGTCACAATTTGGCATTCAATTTCAGATTTTGGGAATTATTCACTAAATAACGATTAAAAAGGAGTGATAATGATGGAAAATCCTACAAAAACTAAACCTTTTGCACTTTATCACAGTCCAGCAACAAACGGTACTTTTGCCGGTCAATTCAATTCTATTTTAACTGCAACACAATTAAACCAAATTTATCAATGCTACTTTATGAACATTGCCGCCACAGTCTTTGAATGGGAAAATCTTCCGGACACGGTGGACGCTGATTTTTTAGAATTTGCATTGATTCAAGACGGCAAGGCCGCGTTCTGCAATGATCGCGACCGGGGATTTTTAGGGTTACGCGCTGCGGATCAATCCGTGTTGAATCTGTACGGGTACCCGGTCAAAATCAACGGTTACGGAATCAATTTTAATCAGGAATACAACGCAGACGAATTTGTTTTAATTAAAAACAATCCGATGTGGACACCAACACTTTTCTATATAAACTATTTTGTTGACAAAATTGCTAAAACGCAACAAATTATTGACATCAATGTAAACGCCCAAAAAACACCGGTTATTCTAAAAGGTACGGCAAATCAAAAATTAGCCCTTGCAAATCTTTTTGCAAAATATGACGGGTCGCAGGGTTATATATTCATTGACAAAGACAATGATTTCAACGATTGTTTTGGAAGTGTAAACACCGGCGCGCCGTTGGTGGCAAAAGATCTTTATACCCTGCTTGAAAGCTACAAAGCTGAATTTCTTTCGTTTCTCGGTGTTAACAATGTTCAAAACGAAAAAGCCGAACGCCTTATTACCGATGAGGTAAACGCAAATAATCAATTTGTTTCAATTAACTTGGAAACAATGCTATATGAACGGAAAAACGCTTGCAAGCAGATCAATGAACGATTCGGGTTGAATATTTCCGTAAAACCGCGGGTACAAAGTGAAATAATCGAAAGTGATAAACCCGCTTTTGATGGTGACGGCAATACTGACGATGAACCGCAGGGGGTGGAGTAATGGCACGATATACCACAAGTTTGGAAGTTGTTGTCAACAATTTATGCGAAAACAGAAATAAGCCTTTGAATACCCGCGTTGAATCTGCACGAAAGAAAATTTTTGATTTTTCGTACCCAACCCCACAGAAAATAGAGGACTTCAAGCGATACTTTGAAACCCTTTTTATTTTTCATTATTTGACTGATGAATTTGCTTTTGAAACTTACAATCTTTGGAAAGTAAAACTTCAATCAAAATGTATGGAAGTAATGCCCGGGTACGCAAAAGCCTTTGATGGATTCGCACAAATGACCGCAGATTTGGCGGTTGCAAACCAAAAATTTAATCGGAAAACGGATTCAAACGCCACAGGAAAAAGCAAGTCAACCGGTTCTTTCTCAAATCAAAACGATTCTAATTCAACCATGCGCGGGGCGGCAAGCGATCTTCCCGGTAACATGATGAAAGCAAAAGACTTCAATTCTATTGAGTACGCGGACCGCGCCAACCTTGATACGGCTTCCAACAAAGCAACAGATAAAGGATCAACCACCACCGCCAATGACACCACAACAAAATCAAACCAAATCGAAACAATAACCGGTTTAACAATGCCTGCCGGGGAAGTATTCCGGCAATTCAAAAATGAAGTGAACGGCCTTTATTCGGAATTGCTTGACGAATATAAAGACTTGTTTATGCCACTATGGTATTAAGGAGGTAAATTTTATGAATTATCCCAAACCCGATGTTGACCCTATCGCGGTGCTTCGGCGGTTTTATTGCAATCGCATTCTGCCGCAAGTTTATGATGATTCTTTGTCTTTTGAGGAATTGCTTTACGGTGTTCTAAAAAAGATGAATGAAGTTATTGAAAAGGTAAACAGTTACGATGAATTGATAAAATATGTAATTGATTTACTTGAAAAACTTGATAAACATATCAAGGAAATAGTTACGGAGCAGTTGCAAAAATGGTATGATGACGGCACCCTGAAAGAAATTCTTGCCGTGATATGTGATCCCTATTTTAACGAATTCCGGAAGGAAATCGCCCAACTGAAAAAGGATTTTGTAACATTCAAAAATCAACCCCATTCAACATATATTGATTTTGAACGGTGGCTTTTGGGTTGGTCATATCGCGGTGAAAATCTTGCCAACGCTGACCAGGAAACAGATCGCTATCCGGTGAATCAAGGCGGGGCACGGTATACCATTGGCGGCAACCATTATTATGCCTGTGCTTTTGTCCCCCGGGGGCATACCCTTGAATTGCACCCCACTACGGCGGCGGTTGTTGTATTCAACTATTCAAACGGTGCACAGGTGACCCGCCGAGATATTGAGGGTTTAGGCCACGCCAATTCTATTGTTTACAATTCAAAAAGAAATAGTCTTTTTATTGCCACAAGTGAATTGAACGGCTCCCCCTCTAAGACTATTTTTGAATTGAACCCTACCACACTTGCAACAATTCAAAAATATTCAGCGCCTGCCGGATACAATGAGAGCGCTGTTTCTTCCGTTGCTTACGATCAAACAAACGATCAAATGTACATTTCTCAAGGCCTGAATGTGTACGAATGGGACCCGGCAACAAACACCGCGTCAAATATGGTGGCACTTTCAAACCCGGGCTTTGACTATATCATGCAGACAATTAAGGCCAACGCAACCGCCTTTGTAATGCTCACTTATTCCCCGAATACGATTCGCATTTACGATAAGGCGGGCGTTTACATTCGCCAGTTTACAATTCCGCAGTATTTGGACAATCAGCGTTTTTGGTCGGGAGAATTTGAGGATTTAACTGTAAATGATAAATTCTATGTGTATGCCAATTCGCAGGGTATTACCGCCGTCAACCCCACGGATTCAATGATTTCTATTTGGCGCGGTTCTCTGTTGCAGGGCACACCGTCTTCCATTAAACAGACTACCACGCAAGGACAGGGTGTTGGATATTCCACGTTTAACAATATTGTTTATGTTGATAAGGACGCAGACCTCGGCGGGATCTATCACATGAACCGGTCACCTAATGGCACAAAAGGCAATCCATTCAACCAAATTTTTCAGGCTATGGACTTGCTCGCCTGCCCAATTTATCACCAAGAATTGGAAATTCGTGTAAAAGGTACAACCGGTTCTTACCGCTGGTTCAATATCGCAAATGGCGGCAATGTTTATATTTCCGGCCGGTACACTTCCAACGATCCACCGACAACAAGGCCTAAACTGATGGGTTTAGTAATTCACAATTCAAACAGTGTAACATTGGACAATTTGGAGATTGCAAATTCAAACACCAATGAAGCAAATTTGCCTCATACAATCCGCGCGGTAAATGTGAATAAGCTAATTTGCAATGATGTTGACTTGATTTATTCATCTGGAAAAACTGCCTACAATATGCTGAACACAACCCTGGTTCTATCCGGCGGCGGTTCCGGCACCCTGAAAGAATGGCCGACAACTCCCTGCATTCGATTGCAAAGAGGTTCCCAGCTTTACGGATACGAAAAGCACAATATCGGCGTAAACATTGAATCGGATAATGCCCTTATTTGTCAGCGGAAAATTTGCGACGCGCAGAACCGGACAACCGGAACGATTGACACCAAGTCTGATGGTGGAGTGCAAATTTGGTCTGCAGAAATGGTTTCAAACATTGTTCAGCACTCCAGCCGAATCGGGGTTCGCTATCATTCCAGCGCTTCCGGCGTTGAACGGATCCAATATTTCTACGGATTCAAAAGCGGCTCCGCGTTTACAATGCTGGTCACTGAGGGATCAAACTCCATTAAGGTTGCTTTTGACGGAAGCAGGGTTTTCACCGTGTCGGACGCAAACGGACTTGTTGTTGACGGTATTGTTTTTGAGGGGTGATTAGAATTACAGTTGAACAGTTAACTATAATTCTGTCGTCCGCGGTCACGCTGGTGGGCACCTCGCTCACCGCGTGGCTTGCCAATTCAAAAACTTTGTACAGAATTAAACAGCTTGAAAAAAAGCAAGAACAGTACAACAATTTACAACAACGGGTTGCTCTGCAAGAACTGCGCCAGCAGGTAGCAGATCACCGCATACAAGATTTGGAGGATAACGTAAAATGAAAAATGTTTCAAAAGATACCATTATACGCACAATCGTGACTTTTGTTGCGCTTGTTAATTCAGTTTTAACGATGATCGGAAAAAACCCGCTTCCGTTTTCAGATGATGAAGTTTATTTGTTTTTTTCCACACTTTTAACAGTGTTTTCCACAGTTTGGGCGTGGTGGAAAAATAATAGCTTCACTTCTTCGGCTATTGCCGGTGACATTGTTAAAAATGAAGCAAAAGAAAAGGGGTACACAGAATGACCTACAATCAATTTTACAACTCATGCAAAGGCAAGTTAATTGATTATGATCGCGTATCCGGTGCCCAGTGCGTGGATTTGGCTAAGGTTTACTTAAATTCCTGCTTTGGCATTAAACCTGGAGCGTGGGGAAATGCGATTGATTATTATACCAATTATTCCGCACATAAAGCCCTTGTCACAAATTTTGAAAAAATCGCAAACAATCCTACTTTTGTACCATTAAAGGGTGACATTGTTGTATGGGGGACAAAAATATCCCCTTATGGTCACATTGCCATTGCTACCGGGAACGGAAACACAAAGTGGTTTGAATCTTTCGATCAAAACTGGCCGCGCGGTTCTGCCTGCAAAAAAGTAAAGCATACATATAAAGGATTTCTTGGTGTGCTTCGGCCAAAAATGCGCGGTGCTATTTTTGACTATCCCAAGCCAAAAATCGGATCGACAATCACATTGACATACGTGCGCGGCGTTTACAAAGGTGCAGGCGCGAACACCGGACGAAAAAAGATCAAGGAATTAACTTCCGATGGCAGAAAGCATTGTTTGAATCGTGACGATAAAAACAACATTGCATACCTGAAGCGGGGCACAAAATGCACCATTCTCGAATTGGTTTACAAAGGTAATAAAAATATTTGGGCGCGGATTCCCTCCGGATGGATTTGCATATACGATTATAATATTGCCTGCAAACGCTACAAATAAAAAGACCCGGGGAGCAATCCCCGGTTTCTTTTATTTTAACTGAAAAATAAGATCCGCACTTCCGATATATTTTGAATTGTAGAAAAGCATACATCGTTGCAATAGACACATTTTGTTAAAAGAAAATTATTGAATTTGATTTTGATGTCCGTTCCTACAAATGTAGCCCCGGAAAAGGTTTTTATTTCAAGCACCTTGTAACCTCGATCTGCAAGGATTGCTTGTAACGCGGTTGACACTGCTGGTTGCATTTTTTTATCACATTCTTTGACTTTTTCTTCATCATTTGGATTAAACACTTCACAACCTCCAATTTCGGGAAATATTTCGTTTATACCTTTAAAACCTGCCTTAATCAAATCCTTGCATATTTCATAATATGCACAGTCCGTACAATTCATTTTTCTACCTCCATATTTAGCCAAACGAAAATATCAATAACTGATCCTTCGCCTTCGCATTCTATTGGACAGTATTTACAAAACACCTTTGTTTTATAACGCCCGTTTAAATGGCAATTTGAACGAATATCATCTATGAATTTTGCAAATTCCTTAATCGACATATTTTTGATTTTTTCATAATTTGTCATTTTTCATACCTCGCTATTACATTTCTTGCCGCGTGCATTGATTTGGCGTTAGCGTTCATTTTGAATGTTAAAGCAACAACATTGCTTTCTTCGTGAACTTCAATTAGATACCTTATTAAATCCAAAGCATTTGAAAAATAAATAAGACCTCGCATACCAGTCAAGGTGTTTGGCGCTGTTAGCGTTATTTCTTTTTGGCCTTTTAATACCTGATTGATAAATGAAGCAAAAAACCTCTCAAATGGCTTTTTTATTTCTCCCTCCATGTCAAAGCATTTTTCAGCCCAAGCAAATTGTTGTTTAATTAGAAAGCGGATCACTTTTTACACCTCCTTAAAATCGTTGTTACTGTATATTGTTTCATCAAAGTTTTCAATCTCTCGCATAATAGAAAAACGCGTGTAATTAAAACACTCATATAATTTGCAACCCAAACGGATCACATTATTATAACCCTCTTCAAATTCATCAATAGCACTATCAACTATATTTTTATATTCCTCTGGTAATTCATCATATTTTACAACCTCATTCAAACTGGAATCAAAAATAATAACCGGTTTTTCAATATCAACCCAATAGGCTGTTGCGTAGCCATGATGACGATCCCATCTTTTTTCAAACATTTTTCCCATAATTTTACTCCTTTTAATTAAGTTGTTTCTTTCCTCATTTCTTGTCTTAATTATAACACGAATGCCCAAAGCTGTAAACAGATTTGGGCAAATTCGCCGAAATAATAGACACTGTTTATTAAAATCGTGTTCCGCGTTCGCGTATCTTGAATGTGGATTCACTTAACTCTACACCGCCTTGCACGGTTTTACTTTTCAAAATTCCAAAATATTCTTGCTCGGTGTTGAAATTTTCAAATGTGATTTGATTTTTTACTACTTCATTTTGCCCAAGCCCTGCGGCCTTTACATCAAGGTTGCCTTGCTCATCTTCTTCAATATACAGTTTTGCACCAAGGAATTTAGCTCTTGAAAAACTGGACTCATGAGCCATGCAATTAAATTCTGTATCACTGATTTTGACTCCTACCGGTGGATCGTCACCTAACAAATGCAAACTGTCTGTATCGCAATAACAACATCGATCTACATTCTTAATAAAAAGAGTTTGAATAAACCGCCTTGCATAGGCTGTCACGAACGCGGCCACAGGAACATACACTGTTTTAGCAGGTCGCGGGGTTTCAACTGTTTGATAGGCAAGAATTCCTTTATCATTTATATAGGGGCGTTTGACAAATTTGTCATTGCTTGCACCAAATTTCCCATATAATGAATTTAAAAACAATTTTGCAATGCTCCTTTTCCCTGCGTTCTTTTCAATGGTTGCCTGCATTTTCATTTCTTTGAAGTGATTGACATAATCAATGAAAATTCCTGATCGGCCTATAAATTTATACCCGCCTATATATTGAATTTCTTTTATATTGTAGCACTCGTAAAACATTTCTAAATCAACATTAGTTAAGTACAAATTCACCATTAAACAGCCGGTGCTTGTCACATATTCGCGAGGGTTGAAGCGTTTATCATTCTTTATTTGAATTGTTGAAATTTTGCCTTTTTTCAATTCAAACTGTGCGGTTATAAACTGTATATATAATGGGTATATTGGATCGTCTTTATATTTACCCTCAAAGAACACCGGGGTGCCGATTGGATATTTATTTTGCGGATCACTCATTACCGAGGGATACAAGCTATTTACATCATATACCCGGCCATGGCCTACCGGTTTACCTTTGAATTTAGGGTTTACATAGCAATACCCGCCTTTATAGGCACGCTTTAACAAATGGTATAAATCATCGTCAAGGTGCGGAAAGTATGTTAAAAATTCATAGTTTGAATAATAGCTATTTTTCTTATAGTAACGCATAGCATTCGAAGCTATGGTATTTCTTTCGTGTCCCTCAGTCCTGAATTGCTTTATTGCTTTGGCTACAATAATTACATCGTTGGTAATATATTCGACTTCTTCCGGGGTCATAGTATAGTTATATCCGCGAAAATTTGCATAGTCTATTGACCCTTTTTGCTCTTTGATTCCGAACGATTTAGCGATCTGCGAAACGCTCATGTTGAATATTTTTAGCGTGTCATAAATTTTAACATACTTTCGCTTTGTAAAATTTATTCGATAATTGTAATGTACACCTATTGAACTAATTAAACATTCAACGGTTTTTGCTTTTCTTGCTTTTGGGTTGTCATTATATTCCCATTTTGCAACACCTAATAAATAACTTAAAATGTAGCTGCCGTCAAATTTTAAATTATGAAAACCGATCAATGATCCATTAGGCAGTCCTTGAATTGCTGATAGCCATGTCTCAATATTATTTCCGTATTGAATATTTTTTAGATCGTTGACTTCAACAATAGACCACGCCCATACAGACATGACCCCAGTGTCAGGATCTTTTTGTGTTTCAAAATCGGAAATATACTCTGTCATTTTACTGTACCTTTTGTATATTTTACAATACCTTTTACACCATTTATAGCCGTTCGCATTCTATCGTATGCTTCTTGATATTTGCTTTCGTCTTTAGATTCATACGCTGCCCACATAACCTCCACGGCTTCAGGCCATGCCCTATTTACTGAATCCACCTGAATCAGTGATAACCGTTGCCATTCAGTAACTAAATCCATAAAGCCCAGCGCTGTTAAACCGATAACAACGTTATCCTTAAACACCTCTGCCCGCGCTTCATTAAATGAATCAAAAGTTTCTTTTTGATATTTATATATGAATTCTTTTAAGGCTTTCGCAGATTTGAATTCAGTTTTGGCAGGCGTTTCATTTCTAATGAACGCTTGTATGCTTCGTTCCTGCTGTTTTTTGATGATTCGTGTTGTTTGCGTTTCAATTGTTTTATATTTTCCTAATGTTATAAATTTTTCCTGTCGAACCGCTCGCCCGGTTTCGCGAATTCTGTTTAATAATTCGTTGTATTCTTCTAAGGTTGTTATTTTTGCAAATTCTTTTTCAGGACTTAATATTTTAGGTAATACAACACCTTCATATTTTCCATGTGCTTTCAGCGCGGCAGCTCTCCTTATTTTATAATTATATCCCCTAATGGCGGCGGCAAGTTCTGCTTTGCGCTGTTTAGTACGAATAAATTTCTTCATATTCTTTCACCATTAAATGATTATAGCCCGGATATACCGGGCTATAATTTTGAGTTTTAATAAATTTACAGAACTGTAAATTTATAAGTGTGGCCGTTTTTCGTCTTGACCTGGCAAGGCACGATCTGCAAGGGTTCGGCAAAATCCGATCCCCAAATTGATCTAACTGCTTTTACGCAGCTGTCCACGCCCAAGGCCATAGACATATAGGCAGCTCCATCTTCACACAGGAAGAAATAACGGTTAACCGGCTCGCCCTGGTCGTTAACCGCGGGCTGGTCGATAATCTGCACCACGGATAACGTTTTGTTTACTGCTTCACTGAAAGGGCTTGCGTTGGTCAGTGCGCGAAAAAGATTTACTTTGCTTTCATGAGTTGTTGCGTTTGCAATCAATGTGGTTGTTTCCATAGTCGCTTTCTCCTTTTGTTTTAAGTTAATTTGTTTTGGTTCAAAGGTGAGCGCTCATTTCCTTTGATGACTATATTATATCACAGATGGCATTATTTTGTAAAGGTTTTTGAGGATTCGCTCATTGTATATTTTAATATTACAATCTGTATAGAGCAGGGCCGGACGGTCGGGTGGTTCAGTTGGGGAAAGTTTATTTATTTACTAAAATGAC